CCACTCCTCAAGCCGTGCCTTGTCGTGGTGGATGATGAGGCTATCATCCATAAAACGGACGTACTTTTTCGCCCGCAGGCGCTCCTTGATGTAGTGATCTATGGGGTCGGGCACCGAGATCCCGGCAAGCTGCACCATCTGGCTGCCCGGATTATAACCGGCCTCGCCGGTATATTGACGATCCAGCACCTCACGCACGCGGTTATGCACACTTGGCGGCAGATGCCGCTCAAAGCAGCGGTTTGCCACGTCATGGGGCATCGTGTCGTAATAGTGCCGGATATCTACCAACAGCACATAGCCATCAGCGCCGTGCTGCCGGTATTCGCGCTCCATCATGAGCTTGACCTGCTTGCGCGCCCAGTCGGTACCTTTGCCGGTCTGACAGGCCGCGTTTTGCCGGATGAAGCTCCGTGTCATTGCTGGATAAACAGCATTGTCGTTGAGAGAGCGCTGGTATACCCTATCCCGAAAGCCATTCGCAACCGCTGTGCGGGGCTTGGGATAGGTGATTCTAACTTTGATTGTTGGCCGTGCCTTGTATGTACCTGTCGCGAGCTCCTTTTGGAGTTTCAGGATCTCGTCCATCCGAAACAGGTGAAACCGTCCAACGCTTGCCTTGCGGCACACGCCTTTGGCGCACTTGCCCTCGGAATTATACAGGGCATCGAACCCGATTATTATTTCTTCTTCTTGCACTGATTTTTTCAGCTCTCCTCGCAAGGATCTGCCGGGTGATAGCGGTCAACACCCCGCAGGGTGGCCACGTCCGGCTGATATTGTTCGTCTGCCAGAGGACAGACATGGCACTCGGCTCCTTGCACGGCAGTTTTTGCCCGGCCTCTGCTATGCAGGGGCTTTTGTGGGCGTGCTGCCGTCCAATCCGGGGCGCAGCGATTCGCGTTGATCGCGTTCCAGTTGTTGACGCTGCCGCTGGAGGACACGCCGAAGGCACCGCGGCCGTGGCCACGATACGCAGAGCGCAGCCGCACATTGCGGCCCATTAGCCTACAGCCATTTTTATGTCAAAGCGCTTTTGCACGCTTTGCATCACTCTCGTGCCAGTCCCGGCAACGCTGCCGGATATCGCGCACAGTGTTGCCCCAGAAAGAGCACCGTTTGCCAGAAAGGTGGTAGCTGGCTTTTGCCATGTCTATCTCCGCCAAAAGGACGGTGCACAGCCGGACGGCGTGCCTTTGAAGCTTAAAGCGCTCCTCTCTTTCGTTCGGCTTGTCCAGCCGGAGGTCGTTTGCTCCGAAGATATCAAAAAATATCCGGTCTGCCGTAGCGCGCAGTTGACCGGGAAGGCTTGCGTCAATTTCGAGGTCAAACACTTTCGCGTTTTTGGTGATCTGTCTGGTATACAGTGCCAGCTCACGCGCGTCAAGCGGCAGCGTGAATTTATTGTCCGGTATCTGGTCTTTGCGCATTGCCATGGGATAGCACTCACTTTCTCACCGGGCAAGGGATTGCCCGGTGATTATTTAACAAGATTGGTCATTTTGCAAGCCGGGGCGCAGCGAATCGCGTTGAACGCGTACCAGGAGCCGACGCTGCCGCTGGAGGACACGCCGAAGGCACCGCGGCCGTGGCCACGATACGCAGAGCGCAGCCGCACATGGCGGCCCACAGTGCGCTGTGCAAGGTCGCGGGTGATACGCAGCGGGTAGGTCTGCCACAGAGCCTGCGGGGTCTTTGCGCCGGTGCGCTCCTTCCAGTACGGCCAGTATGTACCCTCGCCACTGACCTGCGGAGAACAGTAGATCTCCTCCAGCGAGGGCAGGAAGATTTTGTCATAGGTCACCACAGCGCTGCCGTCATCGGTGACGGTGTTGCCGTAGGTCACGACCTTCACGCGGGTCAGCGCGTTCTTGAAGTCATCCGAGAAGCCAGCAAGGAAGCCGGGCACGGTGTCCGCCTGATCGGGCTTCATGTCCCATTCATCTTGCGGCTGCCACCACGCACCAGCGGGTGCATCGCTGTTGAGGTACTGGCGGTATGCGGACTTATACCACCGGTTATCGCCGTAGGCAACCGAATGCAAGCCGTTCAGTTTGCCGTTGGGCTTTGCAAGGAAGGAACCAAGATTTATGCCATCGACGCCAGCAGAGACGTTGCAGGTCTCCAGCAGCTCGGACTTATACTGATCCTTGTAGACGTAAACCTTCCAATTGGCAGGTGCAACGTCCGGTGCGTTATAGAAGCCGGTCATGCGTGCACCTGCGGGGGCATTTTTGGTCAAGGTAAAATTATAGGCACCGCCGTTTATGACGTTTGTGCCATAGGTAAAATCAAAAATGATGTTGTAGGTGCCAGCCACCAGACCGGCCTCCGGCACAACGTAGAAGGCCTGATATGCAGAAAACTGGATATCTTCCAGAGACGCGTAGTGCATCTGCAGTACCATTGCGGGTGCGGTGGTGCCGGTCTCGCCCTCGGCGATATCATCCGCTTTTACCACGTCCCACGGGCAGTCGTAGACTTTGCCGTCCTTGCCGGTGTAGGTGTTGACCAGCTGCGTGCCCACCGGAAAAACCGCCGGTGCGTTACCGGCAGCCACCACGGCCTTGATGCCGTTATAGTCCATCTCCTCCACCACGCCTGTCTGTGCGCGCGCGATCACGCCCAGCGAGCTGGACATACCCAGCAGGGCGGCGGTCATCTGGTCAAGCTTTTTGCCGTTGTCTTTTGCGGTCTGATCCAGATAGACCGGATCGGTTACCATAGTTTCAGCCATGTGTTTTGCTCCTTTCAGGATTTAACATATTTCATGCAGACTTTGCCGTCAACCACGACAAATCCGCAGGATTCGAGGGCTGCGGTGCGCGTATCCAGCGCCTGCTCTGCCTGTTCCGCGCGGGTGGTTTCGGCAGTTATGGCAGTGTCCAAGCGCTGCTCCTCGCCCTTAGCGCGGGATGCTTCAGCGGCAATCCCGTCCGCGTTCGCCTGTTCAGCCGCCTTTGCCCGCTCCGTTTCCTCCGTGATTTTAGTGGATAGGGCGTTTTCGGCGGCTTGTGCGCGCTCGGCCTCAGCCGCGATGTTGTCAGCATTGGCCTTTTCCGCTGTTTCCGCGCGGGAAATCTCCGATGCAAGGTCATCCCTTACGCCCTGAACCGCATCACCGACAGCCTTTGCATCCGCCGCCTTGCCGGAGAGGGAGAGAGTGGGGTCGATGATATTTTTGAGCTCTTCTACCGCCTGGATCGCCTGCGTCCACGATTCGTTAGAGATCTGCGTAACATAGAAAAAGCTCTGGATCTCCGTGGTGCTGTCATAGCGGTCGTTTTTACAGTCGCACTCGATAGGCCAGCTCTTGAGCATATAGCCTTTTCCGGTCGTCACACAAAGCACGATGCTCACATGACCCGGCGCCTGCAGTGCCTGACGCGCGATCTCGCAGGTGACAACGTTGCCGGACACGGCACAAGCTGCCCGCTTACCTGCGCCGTCGTTGATGGTATCGTACCAGCCCTGATTCTGGGGGCCGAAGCCGCGGTACATGATGCTGTAAGCGGCTCCTTCAGGCGCAGTATACGCCTTTCCGTTTTCGTACAGCGTCGCCTGAAAAAACCGGCTCTGGCTGTCGTTTTCCACCGCGCTGATGTGCTGCGGCAGACCGGGATTATCAAAATCAATCCTGATTTTCTGCATTTGCTTCCTCGCTTTCCTCCGGCAGCGGGCTAAAAATCAAATTTTGCCCGTCCCAGATATAGTCGCTGCCGCCGTTGCTGTTGGCCGGGAAATCCTCAAAAAGCAGCTGATCCGGCGGCAGCGTTTTGGGGATGACGCTTTTCAGCGTCCAGCCTCCGTTTTTGATACGCCCATCCGGGCACACGGTGCACTGGTATAAGTAATCTTCTTTTTTCACGATAGCCCTCCTTACAAAAAACCAAAAAGCTCTTGCGGTACACAAACGGCGTTGTTGGTGGCCCATCCATCAAACGTTGGCGTCTCCAGATCTATGTTAGTCCAAATAGTACCAGTGAGCGGACTATATTTGGATGTTCGCTCTTTCCCAGGACCAAACTCAATGCTGTCCTGATAAACTGTGATGTTCCGAAAGTGTGGTGTGTTCCACGCATACATAAGCGTGTAGGTCTTTCCGTTTACCGGTATGATGCTGGATACTCTGCCGCCGCTGCCGCCGCCCGCAAACCATGTAGTGCCTTTTGTGCTTTCGTAAGTGATCAGGATAGCGGAGTAACCGGTAAGGTCAACAGATATCGTTTGTTCCTCTAAACTTTTGAGAGGCTCTTTTGTTGCTTCGTTTTGCCAGACGCGAATGGGTTCCAGATTTTTTATTCCGTGAAACTCCAGTCCTTTTTCGTTTATCGTGTAATTAAAGCTTCCGGGCCCGAACTGGATGCCGCCATCGTCCGTTTCGCCAATGTAGTCTGTGGCCACACGGCTTGCATCAACAGCGCGGTCGTTCGTGGTGCTCATGCGGTTGCGGTCTTTCACGGTAGTTCTTGCAAGCTTTTCGCTTGCCTTGCCTACATAGATCGAGGCGTACCGGTCGTGAACAACGTCATAATCGGTCTTTGTCACTCTGGCCAGCACATTCACGCCAAGGCGCAAATAACGCACCTCTACCGTATCGCCGCGCAGAATGACCTTGTTCTTCTGGTCTTTGTACTCTACGGTCTTTTCCAGCTGCACATAGCTTACGGTCAAGCTCGGCTCTATTTTCCCGATCTGGTTTTTAGACAAAAATTCAGTGGTAGCTTTCCGCATACTGGCATCAGAGGGTGCTTTCTGGAAGTAGCTGGTCAGGTCCAGCGGGTAGATCTTCTGGTATCCCTCGATATTAGACGCTTTTATGGGGTCCAGCGCGTAAAACTTACCCTTTTGTGCATTTGTCCAGTACGGATAGACGTGGGTGTATACGTTGTCGATGTTTTTTTCCTGCGTGACGTCCACCAGATTCAGACCGTATGCAATGACTGCGCCCCGGTTTACCTCTTCTTTCAGCCGCAGCGTGCACTTTAAGCCGTCAAACTCCCAGTAGCCAAGGTAGGTGTCTGCAATGCTGCTTCCGCCGTTGGAGAGCATCGCAGCGCGCACAGTCACCGGTTTTGTGACCGAAAACTCTTTATCATTGTCGTAATCCGCAGAGATCTCAAACTTACAGTCTCCCACAATGTTTGCATTCAGCTTCTGTATGGTCTCCCTGAGAGATTTTGCGCTAAACGGCTTCACGATGCAGTTGCCGAGGTCATACGAGATATGGTGCGCAGACACCTGAAACCGTCCATTCATAGGGCGATTGATGCGATAAATGCGGAAAAGCTGCCGGGTTTCGTAGCTGGAAGGCCGTGCGCTGATGATACGCCGCTCCAAAAGCTTTTCCGCGTGAATGCCGGTCACCGGGTACTGTAAGGTCAGGTCATACGTTCCGTTTTCCTCGCAGCTAACAGTGCATTCCAGCGCATCCGAAAGCGTACCATATCCAAAATTGCCCACGGTAGTCACATTTTCATCATGTAAAACAGGTTTCATAACGTCCACCACCTTGGCATGATCTTCACGGTCTGGATACCGCCGCTCCACTGGATAAGGTTTTCGCCGGCAGCCAGTTCCGGCCAGATGCCGCCGGTCACCGGGTTTGCATTGGTGCCGTCCTCCAGCCATGCGTTCCATATTTCTGCATCGCAGCACACGGTTTTATCGGCGGG